GTGGAAAGTATTTCATCAAAGTTAGCATTACCTGCTGCCATTTGTTTTTTACCTCATTCTGTTATCTATGAAGCAAGTTCCCGTTTCGCATCCTCGAATGCTTGCCGGATAGAATTAGGTTTAGCCGAAGCACTATCCTTGACAACCCCTGTTTGTTTTGAACCCGTCGGTTCTACAACAGAAGCATCACGTTTAGCATCTGTTCGCTCTTGCTCTTTCTCCAATTTGCTGGCTTTTTCTGCAACGTCACCGTAGCGCATGTGTGTTAGCGCGGCTTCTAAGTTGCCTATTTTATGAGTCAGTGCATGTTGATAAAGTTCTTGCGAATCAAATTCCCCGTATTGTTCCCTAAGTCCTTCTACTTGCTTTTCTACTTGTTGTTTGCGATGTAAACGTGCTTGCTGCGCTAACTGTGTTTCTAATTGCGTGATACGCTGCTCGGTAGGATCAGGTTGTACATCATCCCAAGAATCATAATCATCATTATTATTCTGTCTAGGGGATGATCCCATCTGAACCCCGAACGCATCTGCTAACGCTGTTAACGTACCATTAGGGTCCGTTTCCAACGAAGAAACTATTGCTTCCGCTTGCTGTAACCGTTTACGTTCGGAAGCCAATTCTTGCGTCTTACGTGTGTAATCCGACTGTCTTTGGTATCCGTCCCGAAGTTCTTCAAGACTGACCTCTTGATTTTCACCATCTACCTTAACGGCATAGGTGTCACCAGAAGGTTCCTCTGCAACTTCAACTGAAGACTCTGGAGTGTCCACCTGAGTGGATTCCGTTACATCCTCTTCCATATTTTATTTTCTCCTTGGAGTCCTAAAAGGCTGCTCCTATAATCACAGGACACATTGTCCCATGCGATCTACAGACCCGGCAACTCAACTCCCATTTGTCCACGAAGTTGTGCTACCAGTTCTGGTGGAACCCCGCCAGTAGCGTCAAAAGCGCCACCTTGCTGAGGTACCAGACCTTCCATCATTGCTTGCGACGCACCTATACCAGCATCAGAAGGTTGACCTTGTTGTTGAGGTTCCTCTGCACCCATAGGCATAGGTTGTTGCTGCATGATAAATTTATCGGGATCTTTAATATCAAATCCCATAGTTAGAACGTGTTTAGCCAACGCTGTTGGATCTATAACAGTTCCGACAAGCGGAGCCATCGCATTCAATAATGAGACAGCCTGCTGTTTACGAATAGTGTCATTAATAGGTTGAGTTGAACCACCTTCAACGGTGTAATCAAACTCGCCAACAATATCTTCACGAGTGTAAGTAAAGAACATGTCTTCTCCACCTTTACCCGCTATACGAGCCATCTGCTCACCAGTCATAAATTGTTGCATTAACTGAATAACCCGACGTGCTATTTGACCAATACTCAATTCGACAATTGCTAATTTGTCTGCCGCACGAGCATTTCCCGCATCAGCGATAATTGATGCTTCCGTGGCTGTACGCCTAATCTCAGGCATCTGACCGCGAGCATATTCAGAAACACCAGAAACAGTATTAATATCTTCTTCAATAATTGCTGAAGTATTATAAATCTCTGGAGACAAAGGAGTTTGAGGCATAGGAACCACAACTTCTTGCAAAGGTTTATTCTCATCAACAACTGGAACCAAACGTCCATCTTGATCTGATTCTAACGCTTCACGTCCTTCAGGACCGAATGAACGTTCATGATACAAATACTTTCTAGCATAACGTTTACGTGCATTTATAAGTTGAGTACGTGTTTTATCTAATTCCAATTGCAAAGACTCTATTGATTCAAGATCACCCATTGGGTAAAAGAAATCAGGAACGTCATAATTTCGCAACATTACAAAAGGCTGACCATAAGCGTAAGGCATAGGCATAGGATCAACTAGAAACTCTTCACCGCTTTGAGAAAACACTGACATAGTGTTATCTGTTATGTCATAATATTCGTAAATTGCTACACGATCTTCATCTAAAAGAAACTCTTCTTGTTCTTGCATTTGACGATTTTGAAACATTGGATACAAAATACCATCGGCTGTTAAACGCCTACGTGCCGCTGCTTTGTAACGTTTATCTTTTTTAGCCTCTTCTAATGGGCGGACAATACGTTGGCAAATCCACTGGGCATCTTCCATGCAAGTTGCTTCAGGGTCAACATAAATGTCGAAAGGAGAAACACGTTCCACAAAAGGCTGATCTTCGACTATTACTGACATGCTGTCAGGAAGAGTCATCATTATTTCTTCGTCTGTAGGAACCCCACCTGCTAATTCCGCATTTTCCATAGCAAACGCTTCTGCTTCTAAGATAGCCTCATCTATCATTTCTTCACGTTCTGTATCGCTTAAAGTACGTTCTTGTTCAACAAACTTCCAACCGACTTTCAACCAACCGTGACCATTAATTAAAAAATCTTTTATAGCGCGTCTAAATGGTTTGCGAAGATCATGGTGTCTCCACAGATAATTAACCACTGCTTCAACAAAAGCAGCCCTGTCAGAGTTTTCTTGTTCAGTAGCAGAAACGACTATTTTGGGGTGATTAACAGAAACACTAGGAGCGATAACATTGATTGTAGAAAAAGCAAGATTAACTACAATTAAATCTTCGTTAGTTAAAGTTGTCTTAGGCCATTGTCTTCCACGATACAAATCAACCATACGTTGCCATAATGAGTCGTAACCCATTTCGTCACGCCAACGGGCTGATGATTCTAGTCGGCGTTTAGCAGTTTCAAATTGTTCTGCTCTTGTTTTTTTAGCCATTAGACTTTCTCTATGTTACGGCCTTGCGCTAACGCCTCGCCTACTAGTTTGTTTTCTCTTTCTCGTAAAGTCAAATGCTGCTCGTCGGGCGGTAACAGTGAGCGGGAGACCGCTCCAGTTACGAATTTGATACCAAGTAGTTTTTGACGACGTTCCCATAACTCATCCAGTTCTGCATCTGAGACTGGACCGCGAAAGTCCTGAACATACGAACAAAACTCTTCGTATGTTGCCTCGCGTGGGAGGACCGCCACGTTTACGGGCGCTTTGTATGAGGCGCTGCGTTATGCCCAGCCAAATCTGGCTGAGGTTTTGCAGGCTCGACGTTTCCTGTAGTTCCATGCTGATTGAATGGTGTTTCTTTCACAGAAATCTCACCATAACCACCTGTCATGTTAGCGTATTTTGGATCATCCAAACGTTGACGAGGTGACTGAGGTGCTGCTGGTTCCCATATAGGGTTAGCAACAACAGAACCACCACGTTCCATTACGTTATTACCGCCGTTAGTGCCTTTACCATCAACATTCTGACTAGCACTAGTGTGCGATACAAATCTTGCCATAATCGAAACCTCCTAATGGTTCCTAAAAGTTTCCTAAATACTATGTTTACAGTGTCCCACGCATACTGTGTTTTCCTATGTGCATATCGGCAGTTTCCTCTGGTTTAACCAATCTAGCAAACCAATCCACTGTCCAATAATCATCAACTCTTTTAACAAATTCAGGCATAAACGCATACTGTCGCATCTCATTAGCCAATGCGAGAGCCATAACACGGTCATCGTGAGGAGAACCGCTCATACTTCCACGTTCATTACGGACATAAGTACGCAACTCCGCTAAAGTAAACCTATCCCTAATCGTTAACTCCTCTGATCTTAAAGCCATACCGAGATCGTCAATCAATAAAGGTTTAGTAGTACGAGTAGTTTTCCAACCAAACTCTTGAGAAACCTTAGTTGTAGCCTGATTTAACGACCTTTTACGAAATAAATTAGGATGACCTAAATGACGTAACTGCACAATAGTTGTTAAACCATGGTTATTAGATTCAACGCAAGTCAACGCATCTTTATACCACAACGCTAAATTATACACTTCATTAGCCAAAGTATCCGGTGGTATATGACCATGCCAAATAGCAACTTGTTCACCACTACGGACATCTAATACTTGAACACAAGAATAATCTCCATGAATTAAACCTTCTGAAGTATCAACCCCTATACAATAAATATGATTATCTTGTGGCTCACGCCAAACTGTAAGCATCTTTTCTAAACTCCACCATATCAGGATAGGGACTCCACAAATATCCTTTTTGTCCTTCTTCAACTTGACTTGCCATATTATCCAAGACATCTAAATCAAACACTGGGTTACCTGATTTAATAAACGCCTCTTCAGGACTAGTTGGATACTCTTGAGCCAACTGCCACGCCAACATAGATTCTTTTTTAGACTGATACCAAGTCTCATCCCTATCTTCAGTAGCAGACCACGGAAAAAACATTGGTTCAAATCTGTTAGTACCAGTTTCAGAACCTACCCACAATTCGTGAAAAAAATTACCAGAACCGTTAGCAGTAGACAAACCTATAATCCTACCGCCAACATCAGCGACAGGTTCTATAGAAGCCCACGCTTCCTCAGGATTTGGAAGGAACGCCCATTCGTCAACCACAACCAACGTAGCCGACTCACCTCTAGCAGGATCGGATGCTGAAGGCATCGAAGTAATTTGAGAACCATTATC